CGCACTTCTAAAAGAGTAATTTCTCTTAGGAAAGAGGTAACAGGAATCTGCTCTGTAGCAGAAATGTTCCTAATAGTTACTTTTTCATCTCGCAACCGACTAGCAACCCATCGGGCTGTAGTAATCGAATCTAAAGTATCAGTAGGCCCAAGAAATTCTTTCACAATACTAAGCTAGTAATTTGGCTACAAATCCATTCACAGGAGGTACTGCTGTAAAGGCAAAAGTTAGACGGATTGAAGTATTACTCAATCGTTCCGTAAAAACTCCTACAGTATCTCTATTACCGCTATTGCGAATTACTTCTACGCTGGGATTAGTATCAGTCAGGGTATGTGTGATCACAAACACCGTATTAGTGCCATCTCCAAAAGGATTAGTAGTTACTGATCGCCGTCTTCCGGACCAACTGGCAAGCAAGGAAGGGGTGACATATTTGGCTGTGTCTGTTCCCGCTTCTAGTTCGGCTAAAGTAGCACGCTGTACTTTACCCGCCGTGGTTTCACTTGCGTCGGGGATTCCGGCCCCATGAACTTGCCAGATTATAGGAGAAGTTCCCAAAGTCACGGATTGAGTAATCTGCCTGTAAGTCACGCCCTCATCGTTATTCCCACTACCAGAGGCAACAGTTACAATTGCGTTTCTGAGTTCGGCTCCTGTACTAGCGTCAGCAGTGCGGGTAGCTGCAACAGAATCTCCGTTCCAATTATAAAGTCCGTTCTCTGTGTTATTAGTTTGATTTGCGGCAATAAAGCGAGAATTGGCTAAACTCATAGTTACCCCACCAATTGTCGAGCCAGGAGCATTTAAATTGATATTTGATGGGGCAGAAGCAAATACTGCGTCCTTGTAATCAAACCCTTCCAGAAGAGCATTTAAAGTACCAAAATTGACCAAATCGTTAGGATTTTCTGGGGCAACAGAAGCCCGAATTTTTCCTTTAAATTCAGTGTCAGACCAAAATTCAATAAAAGTCATAATTACCTCGATAAAATTGCATAACCACTAAAGGGACTACTAAAAATAATTTGAGTAGTATTTAAAGAAAGGTTTTGTACAAAAGCTTCTATTTTTACTCCCCCTGAACTAAAAACTTGAGTTTGTGGCTCAAAGCCTAAATTATGAATAATTGTCCAGGTTGCAGACGCAGGCGATTGAGTATGCTTGTAAAAAGCACTTCCCTCTCCCGGTAGTCCAGGAGAACCCCGAACATCAACAGCAGAGCTAATTGAAGAAACTAATCCAGATATTCCAATATACCCACCCGTTGCAGGGGGAGTGCCCGAACCTCCTATCCAATTAACTACCTGAAAAACCCGGCGATTACCATCAGTAACTAGGGACAAAACAGGCGACCATCCAGCACCTCCAAGAGTAGCTGAAACAATTACTTGCCTAGAACTTCCAGTTATTTCAATTGGCATCAAACTTCCCCCCTAACGACTACGGGAATTAAATCTAGTCCTAAAGGTTCAACAACGAGCCGATTAGCAATAGTTTTGGAGGCTTCCAAGTCAGCTTGCCAGTAATCTCTTCCTACTTTTGGTTGTGCAATTTCTTTAAAAGCAATAGGAGTAACTTCCATTCCATCCGTAACGTTGCTGTCAACGATTAGACGAAAATAAGTATAATCTTGATATTCAATTGGATCTTCTCCATCTTCATTAGAAGGTAAAATAAAATTGCCAAATTGCAACCCATCGATCCGACCGACTGCCATGCGATCTTCTCCAAATTGCTTTGCTACATAAAAATTAATGTTCCATGTAGTAAAATCTCCCTGAATAAAAAACTCCTCATCCCAAGTCGATCCCTTTTTAATCCCAATAACAATTTCACTGGCAATCGTAGGATACGATTGCCCTTTAAGAAAATAGTTACCAGTAAGGACTTTTTGAGCCATCGATGAGGTGCGTACTGTTTCTTGTATTATTATATCTTGAATTTTCTTTTTTGAGATATAATTAAAAGGAAAACATATTTACACCGCCGCGCTCTTTTATACCACCCGGGAGTGCGGTTATTTTTTTGTCTTGACAAAATTGTCAAGATTATGCGAGAATTTTTTCTAAGGATTGAAACTAGAAGATTGACGTAGATTACCGCTCTACAAGGGATCGGTATTTTTTTTGTCTATCCGTATTACATATATTACAAATACTACAGAGCGGTTGTTAGGTTGTAGATAGATTGTTAATAAAGTGATCGACAATCGAAACCCTTGCTGGGTATAGGCTTTAGACTTTGTAGATATTGTCGATGCTTTATAGAGAAAAAAAGAAAGAGAAAAGAAGATGTACAGCAAAGCATCAATAAAAGTGATTAAACGCAAAACCGACTCTACTGACAAAATGCCGTATTTTCGGCTAATCAGAGAATTTTAAAAGCGAGAAGTGCTTTATCTCTAATTTATTCTTTTTGTGATTGATTGTAAATAAGGTTATTTACAATCAAAACTTTTGCGCTGTCTAGGTTTCAGGCTTTGTAGATATTGTTGATGCTTTATAGGGAAGAGAGAAAGATAAAAAAACAAACAAGGTCAGCAATAAAAAGAAACAGGCTCAATAATAAGGTAAAAAATACACACAGGGTAATCATCAACAATATTAACAAAGAGGTAAAGAAATAATGAAAGCTATATATATCAATACTTTTACCCTTATTAACAAAGATAATAAGGGTATTTACAACCTATTTACAAACTAACAATCTAATTAATCGAGGTCAGTAATAAGAACACAAAAATAATATTGGAGGATAAGGCTAACAGTATCAACAAAACCTGAAACCTATATATATCAAGGATTCCATTGTTAATATCTTTATCTACAATCTATCAACAATCTAACAAACTAAAAACCCCTATGAACTCATAGGGGTTTTATCTGGGGCTAGGTATTTTTACCGTTTTTTATCGTTTCTCATAAGCATTCGACCGCATCGCCATCCTTGCGATTTTTCCGTTCGGTTTCGAGGAGGTTAAATTTGGCTATATTGCGTTCTCTTTCAGCGTGTAGCTCTTCGATCACGGTGTTGGCAAAGAGTATCACTTTATAAACTGTCACTATGTGTATTTTTGTACTGGACTGATTGAATATCCGATTTATTGCCGATTTTCAGCATATTTGGTTGTTATACGTTCATTTTTATTGATTATCACCGTTGAGAATATCACTAAGCATTTTTAACTACTATAGAAGTTCCTTCCTTTAGATCAACTTAATTTTATCGGTTTATTTTTTGGTCACACGGCACAAAATTTGTTAATTTGGCATAATATTGATTAATCGAGATTACATCTTAATTTAATGCCAAGACGCAAAAAAGTATCACCAAATAACTCAACCCCAACCCCTAAAAACCCTGTATCAGGCAAGGCTAGTCGGTTTGATAATCTAATACCAAACGTGCCTATCGAGTTTGGCCATTATCCCATTTGGGAAAGACAACCCTACGAAATGGCCCAATGGTTTGAAAAATTTCAAGCTTTTTATATCCATCTTCCCGCGGGGTACAGATCATTAAATCGTGCTTTTAATGATTGCGCTGCGTCGGCAGGTGAAGATATTCCAAAAACTGAAAGTAAACGCAGTATTACTATTCCAGAACAATGGCAATTAGCCTATAAAATGTATCGATGGGAAGATCGAGCTAAAGCATATTGGCTTAAAAAGATACAAGATCAAGAGGCTTACAGAGATGGAATTTTAAAGCAAATAACAGATAAAAGCATAAGGAATGCTTTTAGAACACTCGAAAAAAGCGAAGAGATAAACAATCGTTCGTTAGATGATCCTAACGGTAATTGGAGTCATAAAGACGCTGTGATCATGACTAAAGCTGTCACGGAAATAGTAGAAAAAGCATTAGGGCTTGACACTGTAGAATATGCTATTAGTATTTTACAAAAAAATGGGTTGGCCGCAATCGACCCCGACGGGAACCTAATAGGACAGCCAACAGATAAAGGTAATTTAGAAGATGAAACTATCTTATAGAAATCTATCTAAGATAAAGGCAGCGACCGAAAAATATAAGCTTGTTAACACCAAACAAGAGCTTGTTTTTCCTCAATTACAAGAGGGAAAACAAGCTTTATTTGGAAAAATTGATGCTGATGTAATCTTCTATGGCGGAGGCGCAGGAAGTGGAAAAGCAGGGCGTGCATCCAAGACAGGAAAAGCGATTCGAGATAAAATGCTTTCTATGGCGGATGCGCTTTTAGGGAAAAGACTATTATCATATAATAGTAGTTTTAATGAATCACAAATGAAAGATTCAAAGGTCTTGGGATGGAGCGGTCAATGGATTGACTTCTCTGATCTTAAAGTCGGGGATAAGATTATGAATCCTGATGGTCAGTATCAAGAAATCATCCAAATTCACGAACAGGGATTCAAACAATTTTATCGGGTTTCTTTTGAAGACGGTACAAGTACAGAATGCTGTGGCGATCATTTATGGTCTTTTTGGGAATCTCGCCGTAATAGCCGCAGGAAGTCTAGTAACGGGATTAATCGAATTGAGTCGAATCTGACACCTAGAGGATGGAATACTAATTACATTACAAGAGCAAGGGTTAGGGATACTAATTGGTTGATTACTGAGATTAGCAAAGGAAGACGGTTTATTGTTCCAGTTAACGCGCCATTACAATTTACGGCACTTAACAGGTCTGATACTGGCAGAGCCTATTTTTACGGTTGTTTAATAGGCGATGGTTCTTATTGTAGTGATTCAATTATCGTAACAACTTCTGATAGATTTATTGCTGATAAACTCGTTGATATTTTAGGGAAAGAAGCTACCGTTAAAACACGAACACCAATAAAAGATGACCGTTTAGAAGTTTTATCCGTCAACGCGACAAAAGTTCAATGGGTTAAGTCTTGGATAAGCAACAATGAATATAAAGGAAAAAGAGCGTGGGAAAAAGTATTTCCCGACGGCTATTTATCAGCATCTCTTGATTTTCGTTATGCGTTTGCTCAAGGTCTTTTTGATACAGATGGAACTGTTGGAGACAAAAAAAGAGAAGTTTCCTATTGCACAACCAGTAAAGATTTGGCTATTCAGGTAGCTTCTTTGGTTCGTTCTTTGGGTTATATGGCTAAGATTACGAAAAGACAACCAAAATATAGATACAAAGGGGAGCATTTAGATGGTCGTACAGCTTACGTCGTGGCTGTTGAGGGAAATCACCTTGAATTACTTTTTAGTTTGCCGCGTAAAGTTGAACGAGCGAAAATGCTTGGACAATTTAATGGGGGATCAAGTTGGCCGGGTAAAAGAATTGTTTCTATTGAACCAACTGAAATTGATTACGCTCGTTGTATTACTGTTAGTAATCCAAATCATCTTTATTTAACAGATGATTATATAGTTACGCATAATAGTGCTGGGTTATTAATTGATTTTGCCCGTCAAGAATTTATCAGCAATCCCGATTATCGGGCTGTTATTTTTCGCAGGACTTATCCTGAATTTACTCAAGCGGGCGGTTTGATAGATGAAAGCCAAAAAATCTATCAAGCAGTAAAAGGTAATTTCATTGAAAAGCCTCCAGGGTGGCGATTTCCATTTGGATCAAAAATATCTTTTAGGCATTTGCAGTATGAGAAAACCGTCCATATTTACCAAGGGGGACAAATTGCAAGGATAGGTTTTGATGAATTAACCCACTTTACAGAAGAACAATTTTTCTATCTTCTCTCTAGAAACCGTTCGGTATCAGGCATTAAACCCGCAGTTAGAGCAACCTGTAACCCTGACGCTGACTCTTGGGTAGCTAGTTTTATCTCTTGGTGGATCGACTCTAAGACTGGGTATGCTATTGAAGAAAGAGGGGGAATAGTTCGATATTTTGTTAGGCAAGGGGGTGTAGTTCATTGGGCCGACAGTAAACAAGAATTAATTGATAAATTTAGTCTTAAGGATGAACTGCTTGACATTATTCCTGATGATAAAAAAGAAAAGTTTTTATCAGATACAGATATTAATATTACACCAGATAAACTGATTAAAAGCTTTACTTTTATTCCTGCTACGATTTTTGATAATCCTGCTTTAATTAGGGTTAATCCTACCTATTTGGCCAACCTTTATGCTTTACATCCTATCGAACGAGAAAGACTTCTTAGAGGCAACTGGAAGATTAAATATGAAGCTGGTACAGTATTCGATCGGACTTGGTTTGAGATTCTCGATAAAATCCCCGATAATTGGAAATTAATAGGTAAAGTGAGATTCTGGGATTTAGCGGCAACTGCTAAAGAAAATAGTGAAAACTATCATTGTTATACAAGTGGCACTCTTGTTTACAAATACCAAAGAATTAAGAATACACTACCAGATTCAACTGAGATTAAGGAATTTGCTTATGTGATTGCCGATAATATCTGTGAGCAGAAAAAAGTCGGGGAAGTTGAGTTAATGCTTAAAAATACTGCTGAATTGGATGGGAAAACTGTAGCTGTAAGATGGGAACAGGAAGGGGGATCGAGCGGTAAATTTGTTGAAAATACCATTACTAATGTAATTAGAGAAAATCATCCGAACCATGACGTTAAAGCGATAGTACCTCAAGGGGATAAACTAACGCGGGCTTTGCCAGTAGCCACGGCAGCTAGTCGGGGACAAATCTTTATCTTAAGAGATGGGACGTGGAACACTCGGTTTTTAAATGCCTGCCAAGGTTTTGATGGTAGCAAAAAAACACCCCCGACTAATGACATCGTAGATAGTCTATCAGGGGCATTTTATTCTCTTGAAAATGAGTTTCAGGGACATGAAAAGGTTATTAGCACGATTGTTACTTCTGCTCCTGTTAATCGGTTTAGAAGCGGTTTTAGGGGTTAGTAGTAGTCCGTCCACATTCCCAAACGACACCAGAAGTATTAATGTTGATACGCTCTATTTCGATTGGATTGTCGTTATTGCCATCAAAATAGCTGCACCAATGCCAGATAGCCTCTGTTTCTGATTTTGATGCAATAAGAAGACTAAATGATGTAACTGAATCTTTAACTAGGTACAGGTTCATAATAGTTGTAAAAATATCCTAATCAATTTGATTTACTAGAGACTCTCGATAAAGTCTTTCACGCTCTATCCAGAAACGAGCAGAAGGTACGCCTAAAGCTAATTCCATTTTATAAGCAATACAAACAGTAATTTCTGCCTTACCTTTCATGAGTTGATTAATAGTCTTTTTCGGCAACCCCATGCGACTAGCAAATTCAGTTCTAGTTATTTTTCTTTCTTTTAGGATTTCACTAAGGGTTTCTCCTGGTAGAGAAACAAAATTTGGTGTGTATGTGTTCTCGGTAGTATTAGTCATAGATTTTCGTTAAACTACATATTTTTCCATATTCCAGTCGGAATTAGACATTTTTGAACACCCAATAAAGCGCATTGTTCTTCTTCGTCATCGTTAATCATATCTTTGGCTATATCCCATCCCGTATGCTGATAGAAAAAGAACATAAACTTAGGTTGAGTCGAAATATTAAATTTTTTTAAAATTGCCGTCGTATAATCATTTACTATTTCAGTTTTTAGTAAAAGTTTTTTAGCATTTTCTTTGTTATCAAACCCACAAAGAAAATAAAAACAGACCTTTTTCTCTAAAAGAGATAATTGATACCAGCAAAGCCAAAAATGACGATGGCTTGGAGGCATACATTCTTCAATTTCTTCTTCGATTGTTTCTTCGATTTTTTCCATATATTCTTCCATTGTTTTACTCCTCATTGATTACAAAAAAATCGTGAACAAAATAATTGACAACCTTGACCGCTTCCTTGACTCTTGGAATAAAGTCAATATCTAAGTTAATAAACATAAAAGGGTCTTCTGTTTTTTTTGTGTTTTCCAGCTTATGGTAGCAGGATATGTCCAGTAGTAAAATATCTCCCGTTTTTAAGACTAATTTTTGAGTATCTTTTCTTTGGACTAATAAAGAGTTTATTTGATCATCCATACTTTTAAAGGGAGTATAATCTTTCAGGAGTTTTTCTAAAGTATTATTGTTTACTGTAGAAGAGTAGAGTTCATAGTTGTCACTCTGAACAACTAAAATAATTGAATATTTTTTATCTTCATCAATGTCGTCAACGTGCCATTCTACCCCCAATGTCCACCATAGAGAATAAGAATCAAACAACTCTAAAGGATTGTTAAGCCAATTGTGTTTTGCTCTTGTAGAAAAGGTAGTAAAACTGTAAATCAATTCTACTACCTTGTTTAGCTTGTCTAGATTGTGATATTTGCCTAATTTATGTAAAGGTTTCATTTTTTATTTGGTTGATGTTTATTGACTGATAACTGATAACTGATCGAAACTAAGTAAATAATCTTGATGCAATACTAAGTAAATATATCCATTCTTCTTCAAGCATTAACATCATTCCAGAAGGATCGGGATTAGTAAGTAAGCAAAAGCTTACTTCGTCTATGCGATCACCGTCGTAATATAATTCAATGTTGGTTTTTTGAGCCAATCTAAAACTATCGCAGGTTAGCATAGCTATATGTCCCCAAGAATCTCTAAAGCTTTGATAAGTTAGTTTTAACTTCCAGTCAATAACTGAGGGAAAGTCTTCTTTATGTTCTTCCTTTACCCATTTAGCAATTTCGTCGATTATCCATTTTTGATCCTTTTGAATAAAATAATGAACTCCTTCTGAGTATTTAAAAGGATAAATTAAATTTGTTTTGTACCAGTTTAACTTGAACTCTTGCGGGGCTGAGTTAATCTTAGGGAATTGTCCTATATCCATCATTGTCATTGTTTTACTCCTAAATAATGGTTACTGATAACTGATAACCTTAATCTTCTATGCGCCAATCTGCATTTGCTACAGCATCATCTTATTAGGTTTCACTTCGTTGAGTACTGATTGGACAACCTACCTCCTTATCTGTTTTACACACAAATATCCTCTATTTCCGTCGTTCTGACGGAAATTCAATTCGGTAAATGTTCCACACCTCCAAGATGGAAGCAATAGTACTTTTGGGTTTTCGTGTCCTTGTGATGCAAGATAGTGATTAGCTTTGGAGAAAAACCTTCAATGCGAATACCCTTCATTTTTTTGACTCCTAAATAATTGTTAGCTGGCAACTGATGACTGACGACTGATAACTAATTAAAACTCTTGCCATGTCGTCGGATCGGTCATTGGTTCGTTATACCGACTTAAATCCGACGGCTCGGTATCATCATAAATAAAATCGTCTGTAGGTTCGTTACTAGGAATCTCGTAACAACGCCCTCCGCAATCCACGAATCCCATCGTAGGGGAAATAACAAAAGATTTTTTGACGGGTTGAAATTTAATCTCAGGTAATTCGCAGTTGGGGAGTTTTCCGTCAGGACTGAAACCACGGCTTAACTTGCCATTAAAGGTATCGAAAAACCATTCTTTACCAGTTTGCTGACAAATAACTCGGAGAGTGGTAATCTGTCCTTCTCCCCACACTTTAAGAGAAACCTGGTGCTTTTGACCTCTGGCAATCATAGTGAAATTGCCAGACATAACGGGGACGCAATTAGATTTGACAGAAACAGGATTGGATGTTAACATGGCTTTTGACCTGATAAGGGTTGACGGAAAGGCGATCACACTAATTTGGAGTTGGGAGTGGTCGTCTTTCTCTATATCTGTATAGTAGCATCATGTTAATAGTATGTCAAGTATTATTCTAAAAAAAGTTATACTAAATATATTAAGTGTAAAACAATACAATGGTACTAAAAAACAGGGTCAAACAGTTCACGAAAAATAGAGGGATCACGGTTTACCGATTTATCAAGGATACGGGTATCGCACCCAATACGGGTTATAAATTGGCAAGAGATGCCGATCACTTACCATCTATCACTGTCTTAGAAACAATCTGTGATAGGTACGAGATACAGCCTAACGAAATTGTCTATTGGGTTGATTGAAAAGCTAGAATTAAGGAAAATGTAGGCTAGGACAAATGAAGCAAATTACAGCAATATTTAACACTTATCTGAAAAAAACTCCAGAGCAAGTGTCTGATTTGAAAGAAGATCAGTTAATTTTTGTAGAAAAAAATCGAAATTATCCTGTAGATAAAGTTTTATCTGAATATGGATTGCACATTCAAGTAAAACTTAGCTACAGCGCAGGTGATTGGTGGATATTCAAGCCGCATTGGGATTTATCTGATTTACCTAATACCTTGCCCGTGACAGCCGTTTTTAAGTTTCCTGTAAGTCGATCTCCTAAGTTGATTTAAGGAATTTTGCAATTTTATCGAGGAAATGATAAATCAAATTAATAATAGGCTACCAGTTGCTCAATAGGGTATCAATACCGAGGTGCCGAAAAAATTGTAGGCAAGGGACAAATACCAGAAGGAAATCATTGGCAAATCAATACTAAGGGGTATTGGTTAGATACAAGAGGTGTTGAGGGGATGTTTTTTCATATTACGCCTGATCCTTACAGGGGAGATGGGTTTTCTCGATCAGAACTTGGATTGCATCGAGACGCTAATGTACCTGGAAGCGCGGGCTGTATTGTAGTTAGAAATAGTCAAATTTTTAACAACCAAATAGTTAACTATTTGGTTGGTTTAAGTCGGGAACAAAAAACAGTAAACTTATTAGTACAATACACTTGACATTTTGTTTTTTGATGCGCTAATATAAAAGCGGGGTGAGTGAAATGGTTTACACATAGGCCTCATAAGCCTAAAACACTAGGTTCGACTCCTAGACCCCACACTAAGGAACAAAATCTTAATTAATAGAATTATCGAATTTTTGAATGTCAGTAAGGGGTTTTTGACTGACAGGGGGACAAGAAGGCTGAATCCATATATCATAAGCTTTTCATGGTTTTAGCTCGAAAAAATTCGCCGCACCATATCTCGCTTATTAATAATAATTCCTAGTAAGCTTGCTCCTGTCCCTAATTCTTTCGTTAGCTTTTTGCCTAGAATCGCTAGTTCTTTAAATCAGGTGCAGAACCCCGCAAGGGAAAGAAACAGAAACCTAAATCGTGAGGTTTGGGAATCACCGTCCGTTTACGGCGGTGAGGGTGAAACTTCCAGTGTCACGGTTTCGATCGCCAGTCGGGACGGAGGGGGAAGGGGGGAAGGTTCCCCGGTGGAAATTGGGGAAGCGATCAAAGCCGATTGCTGTAACCTTAGCAGTCTTTCCATATTGTCTAGCCGTGATTTAATTGACGCTATTTGATGATCGACTTGAAGCGACCTATCTCTGATTTTTTGATTAACATCCTTGATGTCGCCGTCAACAGCCAGAACCCAGTTGCCAAGCCGATCCTTTACAGCCTCTACAACCCCTATACTCGGTACATTATCGGGTAAGTGATTAGATAGCTTTTTTTCGAGAATCTCATCAATCTTTTTCTTGATCGCATCCTCACTAAATTTACTAGGTACGGTATCGAGTAACGGACTACCTACTAACTCAGGATTATAGGCTAAAAGCTTTAATAATTCGACGATTCCAGTGCCAAGAGAAGGGTAAATATTCCCTTCCTTATCCTTCCGGGTGATACCGTATTTATTGCAGTATCCAGTAATGAAATCTTCTATATCCTTTGGTAAATAGCAAGTTACAGCCTTGTTGTTTGTGGTCATGGGTAAGTTACCTAGTCGGTTACTTCTTTAGTCTAATACCTTACCGTACCCTAGTAAGTGACCTATAAGATATAGTAATGTTTTGTGGTCAATTACCTAGTAAAGTCTGATTAATGGGTAGTTGACTTAGGTAAGTGACTAGGGTACTAT